ACCCCCCCCCCCCCCCCCCCCCCCCCCCCCCCCCCGGGGGGGGGGGGGGGGGGGGAGGCTCATTACTAACTATCAAAGTGTATCTCCACACCATTTTCCTTGCCAGCAGATACAATGTCAGCCCTTGAGTGTATCTTGCTACGGGCTACGCCAAAGTTTTCCTCCAAATAGTCTTTAGCGTCATCGTTGCAGGTAAACTCCAACTCCGTCATCGTTTTTTCTGCCTTGCCCTCCGTTGAGGCTTGCTTCTCTGCTGACTCTTCAGGATTTTCTACTGACGGATGTTCTTCCGCTTCATGGGTATCGGAAGTCGCTGGTGGGGCTTCCACAACAGTAGCAGATTTATCGCTCTCTACTTTAGCGCAAGTGTGATTACATTCTATATGTACATCCTCGTCAAGCTCGTACGTATGAAGAACCTGTATTTTGCCACGCTTAAAGTCGGCACTGTTCTCTATGGCATGTTGTATCACGAAGCTGTCTGTGGTAAACTTCGCAGGATGGGCTCCCAACGAGTTCATAGAACCATCTGTAAACAGTATCCGCAAGGTTGCCTTGCCCACTGGTATCAAGGCTTGGTACTCCATCATGCCATGCACTCCGTATGTTATGCGTCTCTTTTTCATCGATAATCTAAATTATGAATTAAAAAAGGGCGAACGGCATCCTACCATCCGCCCTAAAACAATCTAACTATGACAAACAAAAATATGAGTCATCTATTACACAATCACTTCACCAGTGTATTCTACCCACTTGCTGTTCTTGTACTGCCACATTTGACCAACCGTTGATTCTGCGTTGATGCCAGGACAACTTTGGATAAGGTAGTACACGTTATTTTCAACAGGCTTGGTGGGCGCTTCGGCACTGTCCCAAATATGTATCTGTACGGCAGTGCTGTTCTCACTCTCGTCCTCACCGTTAATCCATACGTGGCATGAGCCTTTCAAGGCAAGAGCGTCCCATACCAACAAGGCTTCTCGAGTTGCTTCCTCGCCTTCTACACGGTCAAGGGATGAATGCTCTGCCGAATACTGGTAGTGTATCAAACGGTCGGGGGCTACAATGAACGCACTGTTGCTCCACTTCAAACGGTCAAGTGTGGGGTCGTGTTTGAATTCCAAGTCACCAAACACGGTGTGGAAATTGGTTACTACCCAGCCCACAGGGTTGGTCTTCGTAGAAATCAGTATCTCGGGGTGCTTCGAGTAGTCAATACACTGCACGTTCTCCAAGAAATTTTTGCCAGCAAGGGCAATAACGCTCTTGGGTACATCCTCTCCTGTAAACACCATCTTGGCTAAGGCTATAATCTCCTCTACGGTCCACTTGCCTTTATGCTGCAACTCTTTCTTTACTTGATAACGAACGCCCTCGGTAAAGTAAATGGTTTGGGCACCTACCTTGGGGGTCTGTACCTTAAACTTGCCCTTTCTGCCTGCATACAACGTGCGGTTACCTCTTACCTTGAAATTGGTGATTGCGGCTTCTGCAATGACGGATTTACCAAACGGTATGCGCTTCTTCTGTGCCTCGTAGTAGTCTGACACAATTTGGTTCATGCCTCGCTTCTGCAAATACACGTTGGTAGCTTGGGGAACTATCAAGTCGGGGTCAACCTCTTTCTGCGTCTCATAAAGGGCGTTCGAAAGAATGATGAACGTCGTACCTGCAGGTATCTGGGGCGTACTGCAAAATTCATCTTCAGTATTGGCCTTCGGACCGTTCACCGCACGAACAATGGGGTTGCCACTCGCTATGTCATGACCTGTCACAAACAGCATCAGGTCTCTACCGGGGGTCTTCGTCTTGCCGTCCTCGGCATAACCGTCTACGCCTTTGGCAAGCAACGTGCTGTATGGACGTGGCAATGCTGCATCGTTGGCTGGTAATAGCAAAATAAACTGTTGGGAGGCACCAGCGGCTACCTCGGTGGTGCTGGTAACGCTCGAACGAGGCTCGTCTATCATGTAGTGCTCCACCTCTGGAGAATTTACCTTTACTTTCTTCGCTTTCAACATCAACTGCATCAGCGGAGTGTCGTCCGACTTAAACTTGAATAACTCTTGGTCAAGGTCGGGCTCTATCAAATTGCCACCGTCGATGCCGCCAGTAGCATCGGCTACTTGCGATACGGTAGTGGGAGCACCTGCTACCTGACTTTTCACACCTGCACTGCCGGGTGTCGGAGTGGGATTCTTTCCACCTACTTGTACTACTTCTTTATCCATCTTTTTTTTGTTTTAAATAATTGTTATTTGTTATCTGTTTGAATAAAACCACTTGCTGAGATACCGCCTGTCGCACTCGATGCGTTGCTCACGGTCAAGGCACTTCCTGGAGCATGGCAGCGTAACCCTGCCGTGCCAACACTCATGTTAATCCCTCGCAATCCTTTCGGAAATTTAACTACTTCACCTTCCATCGCTTTTTTTAGTTTACAAGTTCACCTGATGATGAATTATGAATTAAAAAATCATGAATTCATAATTGGAGACTCTCCATTACATCGCCTCCGACGCAAGGTCAAACATGTTGCCACGTCTACGGTTGGACACCGCTCCGTTCTTACCTCCTAACGGCATCGTACCGTCACCTTTCTGCGGCTTGCGCAACTGTTCTGTTATCTTGGCATTCCTGCCTGCAACACGGGCTTCCTCGGCGGCACTCGCAACATCTTTGTCGTGGTTAAGGGCATCAGCTATCATCGAAAGGGTTTCCTTGGAGAACTTGCCAACAATGCCGTCACGAACAATGCCTATCATCGCCTCGGCTACCTCGTCTATTTCTTCATCACTCATGCCACGAGCTTCTTGGAAAGCATTGAGGGTGGAAAGGGTTTCTTTCATGTTCTTCTCATACTCCTCGTCTAATTGCTTCGATCTCGCCACACGCTCCACATATTCTTTGTTGGCTTCGGCTATCTTGTCTTGCATCTCGGGGTCGTCAAGAACATCTTTTATCTCTATGCCAAAATTCCTAACCAATCCCAACACAGGGTCTTTCCCATTGTGCATGTCTGCTAAAAACTGGGCACTGCGAGGGTCTGAGGAAAACATGTCCGACAGCTCTTTCTCCCTATCCTTGTACGCTGACAGGTCTTTCTCATACTGGTCGTAATCATCGGAAATTTGACCATATATCTCTTCGTCATCCGCAAATTTCTTGTCGGGATATTTCTTACGCAAACGCTCCAATTGCTCCTCACGCTTACTCTTCGTCTCTTTGGTATCTGCCATGATTGTTGATAATTTACGATCCTTCTATGTTTTATATGCAAAAATACATGGATAACAAATATTTCCACTTTTAACTTTTGTGACATGTTTTTATTACCTTTGTATATTATAGGCGGTTCTATCAATTACCGCCCTAAAAACCTAATAACGTGTTTATGAAATACTTCGGGAGCATTTTAGAATTCACTAATGAGAGAAACAAGGATATCATGAGGGTGTACAAACAGAAATTGCACGAGGCTGATTTTATCGTGATGTCTGAAATCTTCAAACTCGTCGCTGAATCTCCTGCAAAACGCTTCTATGTAAGCGAGGAAAGGGCTACTGTCGTCGTGGCGGCGATGGAAGCGAAGAAACCGCTGAGAAACATGAGACAAAACAGAAGGGAGATGTTTAAGGAAATCTTCAGAAGATACCAAGTACTGAAGAAAAAACAACCACGAAAGAACATTTACCAGTTGGTGGCACAGGTGGTCAACCAGCCAGCACCAAAATTTTACATGACACCAAGAACTATGGGGGAATTGATTTATAGAATAAAAAATGGATGGTACGAAAAACAACAGGATAAATACAGAGGTCAACAATATCTTAAGAGAGAACGACAGGCGAAATAGCATCATTCACGCACCGTTCAACCCTGTTACGGGAGAAGGCTCCATAGGGGAAAGAAGTAGAATAGAAATAGATGACTTCGCTATTCCTATACAGTGGATACCTATTGAGATGATGAGGATTCCACTCGTCAAAAAATTAGCTGAGGCTGGGTCTATCAATAATTTCTTGAAAAAGGTGCTGAAGATCGAACCTAACGATGACGACTGCACGAAAGTCTCAAGACAGTTCATCAGGTTAAGACTTAAACACGACTTCCCTTTTTGCGCGGCCACGCTGATGTGGATACACAACAAACAGGGAGGTGAGGATGTGCTGTTTAGATTGTACTATCCACAACGGATATTGGTGGAGAGGTTCGAGAGAAAAAGAAAAGCGGCTCTTCCCATACGACTCATACTTCTCAAGGCGCGACAATGGGGTGGGTCCACTACTACACAGCTGTATATGGCATGGCTGCAATTCTTTCATCGAAAGGGGCTCAACTCGCTCATCATTGCACACCAAGGTACGGCTTCCGATGAAATCAAGGATATGTTCGACGGTATGATAAAAAGGTTTCCCGTTGAGTTCCTTCACCAACTCGGCGAAGCATATAATGACGAGGAACCGAAAATGGTCAACGTCGGAAAGTCGGGGTCTACCTATCGTGTGCCGCAACGAAATTGTAAAATAAAGGTGGGAACGGCGGAGCGGCCTAACGGATGCCGTGGAGGGGCATACTCGCTGGTACACCTCTCTGAGGTGGGACTGTGGACGAAAACTGACGGCAAGTCGCCAGAGGACATCGTGCGCTCTGCATGCTCGGGTATCTTGGCGAAGCCATACACCATGATTGTCATGGAGAGTACGGCGAATGGCACAGGTAATTTCTTTCATACGGAATATACGGCAGCGGCCGACCCGCAGATTAACTCGCAATTCGAGGCATTGTTTATCGCATGGTTCCAAATAGAGAATTATGCGCTGCCGTTCAATACGCAAGAGGAAAAGGTGGAATTCGCAAAAACACTGATACTAAACAAGGATAACCAAACGGTCAAGTCTAACCGTGAGGAGTGCGGACGATACTTGTGGTCGCTATGGGAAAAGGGGGCTACGCTCGAAGCTATCAATTGGTATATTCTTGAACGCTCGGGAAAAAATAGCTTCGCGGTCATGGCGGCTGAGTTCCCTTCTGATGATACGGAGGCGTTCGTTCACTCGGGTTCAATGGTATTCGACAGATATTTGGTAAAGAACTTTAAGAAATATTGCAAGCCGCCAAGGTTCGTTGGAGAGGTATATGCTGACAGGGACGAGGGGGAGGACGCACTCAAAAACTTGCGATTCAAGGAGGATAGACAGGGACTACTCTGGATATGGGCTAAACCGGAGACGGATGCTGAGTATGAAATCTCCGACAGGTATCTCACCGTGGTCGACATCGGAGGACGCTCCAACAAGGCTGACTGGTCGGTAATTGTGGTCTTCGATAGAATCAATATGGTCGATGGTAGCGAACCACCTGCGGTGGTGGCACAATGGTACGGACACTGCGACATTGACATACTGGCGTGGAAAGCGGCACAAATCGCTGCGTATTACGACAACTCGCTACTGGTCATAGAGAGCAACACGCTCGAAACACACGATAAGGAAAGACAAATAGAGGGGGGTGATCAGTCGCAATACGTGCTGAATCAAATTGCTAACATATACCCTAACTTGTATGCCAGACGACAGTCGGAAGACGAAATCAGACAGGGTATTCCACGTAAATTCGGCTTTCACACGAACATTGCCACAAAACCAATGATTATCTCTACATTGGTGAAGGTCATCAGGGATAAACTGTATATCGAAAGGGATGAGAGATGCCTGGATGAATACGACACATACGAAAGAAAAAAGAACGGCGCCTATGGGGCTATTGACGGAAAACACGATGACTTGCTCATGACACGTGCCATCGGACTGCATATATGTTTCTATGAAATGGATGTGCCACGACTTATCCCTATCGTCAAGAGCACAACAACAAAACCGAGAAACATCGTGTCAGAAGCCACGTTCTAAAAAGAATGTGGATAGTTTTTTGTGCACAAGTTCACGAGTTGACAAGTTCATGAGTAAATAGCTATCAACTCGTTAACTTGTCAACTCGTCAACTAAACATCCTTCGCCCTCTCATCGCCTTTTCTGCCTTGCTCACCGCTTGCATGTCAGCTCCTTGTTGGGCTTGCTGAACAAGCTCGGGAGATACACCGCCTGGTAACTCTCCGTTAGACATTTGCTGCTTCTGCGACTGAATGCTTTGCAACAAGTTATCAGAAAATGGAAAACTGCCATTCTCCAACAGTTGCTCCACATTGATGGCTCCTGCTTGCCACAACTGCATGAGCATGTCATTGGCTATCTCTCGATAGGCAGGGGTAGCGGTACTTTCAACAATGTTCAAGTCAAACTCCACGTCTCGTATCTTCTTCGGGTCATACTCCACAAGGTTGGAGTTCCTACCAGCAATGTTAAACGTGCGTGGGGTGTCATAATACTGCTGAATGTTCTTCACGTCTTTGTAGGCTCCATCAAGAATGAATGAGGAGTAGCTCTCAAGCAAATCCAATAACGAGGTGGTGGCGTTCTGCGTCTGCTGGTTGTATAGGCTTGCTGACATTCCTGAGTAACCGGGCTTTCCTTGTAACGCTCCATTCACACCTGAAATGTCTTCAAAAAACTTCAACTGCATGCTCAACAGCTCCGAAATGCCTATCTGAGTGGCATTGTTGGCTACTTGTTGAGGCAATGCAGTGCCTGTACGTGGCTGCTTAATCATAATTACACCATTGAAACGTGCCCACTCGTCGGCAACGTCTTCCATCGTCATGCCTTTGGGTAGGCATTCTTCTGGAAACAGCAAAACTCCCTTGGCACTGGCACGCATAATCCAGTCATACATCGTTATCAAACGGTTGGTGTATCGCTGCTGGTCTATCACATTGCTCACAAACGAGTGTATCTCTCCATCAATGAATGGATAGGCCTTGAACACGTAGGGGTGGCTCTTATGCTCGTAGGGGGTCTCTCCCTCGTCAAGAATGTCGCCAAAAGGTGAGAGCATATAGTAATACCAGTAGGTGTCCATAAACCACTCATAACGAATAAGCGGCACTTCTTCCGCATCCATACCAAGCTCCATCGCTGTTTGCAGGCGTTTCTCGTTCTCTGTACCCACAAGCGTGTCAAAGTCTTCCACGTCTACCTTGAACACGTCTCCGTTATTCACGTCATGACAACGATAACGGGGCTTCGACTCCTTACGCCATACTTCTATCACTCGACAACTGCCTGCGTCGGAGGGGACAAGAAAATCATAATAACCATTCAAAGGATAACCAAAATCGTTGAACGATGCACTCAGAAAACCACGGTCACGGGCATGCTTGTATATCTCGCTCAAACGCTGGTAATCAGCACCGTTATGGGCAAACCTACTGCATAGCTCTTCAAAGGATACGTCATGCAATTCGCCAACACAACTGCAATCCCAACCTCTAAAATCACGCATCATGTTGTCAATGAAAAAGTTGTTGGGCTGCACATAGTCGGTCCAACAGTCTAACTTGTCATTGCGCCAGCCATACCACTTGCGCTGAACAACAAAGCCGGATATCAAAAACTCTTCCATCGAGCGAGCGTTTATCTCCGTCATGCGGTTCAACTGCATGTTGTATTGAAGAACGGTCGACATCGTCTCGCCATACTGCTGCTCGTCCCTGTCGCGAGCCGTACAGGTCGGCTCTTTAGACTGACTGCGGTACACACCAAGAACGGCTTGTACCATACGCCTGATGAGGTTATTCTTCAACGGCACGTTGCCTTGTCTAATGATGTAGTCTTCTTCTTTCATGCGCTTCCCGTCAACGCATATATAGTCTTCCCACTGCCTGCCGTAGGTGTAGTTCTTGTTGCGCTCACGGTCGCGTCGGTAGGTCTCCATCGCCAACCAGTATTGCTGCGCTTGCCACAACACCTCGTGTGCGCGGTCATCGCCCAACGTGTGCTTGGCTGTAGCCATGCTGTCCATTCCATCATGAGGCATGACCGCACTCACCTTGTGTAATTTTCTTCTTGCCATATTTTTATAATTTGGGACGGTGCAAATTTAACATCTTGCGCCGTCCTTTGTTGTTTAACTATTGTTGCTTCAATCTTCCAATGTCTTCAAGCATCTTCACACGCGTGCTGAACATCGTGCTGACAATCGAGTCAAGTTCCTCTGCGCACTTGCAGCGTAGATACTTCGACGTGAGTTCCTTCATGTCGTGCTTGTATCGCTTCAAACGCAGGTGCTGGCGCATGTCGTTCGACAGACGTAGCTGCTTCATTCCCTTGCGGTATGCCTCGCGGTCCGTCTTCTTTATCTTCGACAATGCGGTCTCTTGCTTGGCAATAGCATCGTAATCACTGAGCAACTAATCAACGAAAATGAAGAAATATCGAAGTTGATGTAAATCGACTGATAATGAGCAGGAAACGGAATAATTTGCAT